AAAGTAAAACAATTCACCATAATTTCTTTTTATATGACATTGTCTATTAACATGAAATTTGATAGTTCTTTACATCAATGTGTATAACCTAAGAAAACCATTGATAAATAAAACAACATCTCCCGTGTATATTAAAACATTCATCACAATGTCTCTCACGTTGACAAGTAGAAACTGATGCCATTTTAGTGCATTCCCTTAGAGGACTATTTAGTGTTAACGTCTGTTTTTGCAAACAGTGAGAACATAGATAGTTGGGAATAACCTCGAGTGACGACATATTCAGATAAGATATCTTAAATTTTAAGATTTTTTCTTTGTGGATAGAAATATTAAATTTCGTCGGTGGTATCCATTAAAAATAATATCTTTATCTTTAATACATCTAAAAGCCATTTGGACACTAGTAATAGTAGTGGTGATTTTGTTGTGATTCTTTTTGATTAATCACTGGTGTCCATGGCTTTGAGTTAATCGTTGGTTCTGGATTAATAGGTTGCATTATTTGTAATAAGTGAACTATACTTTTATCAATATTGAATCCCCTGTTGGTATATTTACTGAGTCGATGTATGATATTTTTATTATTCCTCAAATTATTGCTAAGTATGGTTATACAGCGACTGTGAATATCGTCCAAATTGGAAATTGTTAAAATATCTTCACCCTTGTCAACCCTAAAGATATTTTGGAGAATGGTGAAATCAGTATTATTAATTATTGTTTCAGGTGAACATTGTTCAGGATCAACATAAATTAGTTGTATTTTGGGATAATCCTTCTTTGTAAATTCAGTGAGTTGTTTTATATAAAATCCAGTTGGTGATGCCGACTCTCTCTCACTTTTATGAATAGATTTTGAACTGGAATAATTTGATTCAAGCCAATTCTCAATAGGTGATACAAATGTTTTGCCGTCACCCATTAAGAATTTACAAGGTACAAATATGTCTATATCACTGTCTTCCCAATGTTCATTGATAATACATTGGACCAGGAATGAACCTGAAATAATTGCCTCACTTGCTTCAAGTTCTCGTTTAAATGAATCAAATTGTTTTTGATTGTCGAATAATCCGAAGAGTCTCCGATTAACGCGATCCACAAATTTAACACAATTAATATGACCTGTAACATTGGTACGCAAAAATAAACTATGTATTCTGTAATTCACATACACTAAAATTATTATTATTCCACATAGTAAAAGAGAACAAAAAATGGCGTAAGGGAAAGGAAATATTATATTATCTACCTGTTTATGTTCTTTAGGGTGAAATTGCTGTTGCTCGATTTTGTTTAGTTTATAAGAATGTGGAATAACAAACAATCGCCTAGTTTTAGACAAAATTGGACGTTTTGCTATAGTAAATATGCTATATTTACCATAAGAGGGTAAACGATTTGGCAAATATTTCGGGAACATGGGTTACTATCTCACCTTTCTACGTATTTTAAAATGAAAAATATGAATTTTTTTCCCAAAATATCACTAATCATCCCACTCCAAAAGAATAGGATTAATCGATCATTAAAAGAAGATAAAATGGATTGAAAATTTAATTTTAATCTACGAAAGAATGCCGTATTATGCAGTGGCTAAAGGTTTCAACCCCGGAGTTTACACCAATTGGGAAAATTGTAAGAAACAAGTAAATGGTTATTCAGGCCCCATCTTCAAAAAGTTTTCAAGCATGACCGAAGCTGAACATTTCATTAAGTACCACAACTCAAACAGTAAATCACCGACTCCGACTGTCGATACCTCTGAACAAGAGGTCACGGTGATAGATCATCATACTGAGCCCATTATTATCTTTACTGATGGTGCCTGTAAAATGAAACGTGGAGGAGTTCGACAAGCAGGTTATGGTTACTATATCCCCTCTTTAAACAAAAGGGCCAGTGGTCCTATTCCACCACCCTATACTAATAATCGAGCCGAACTCACCGCAATTATTCTGGCAATTAGAGAGATGCCACCAAAGTCCAGAATCCATATCATAACTGATTCTCGTTATTGTATCTTAATATTTACTAGTACCGGTATGAAATATCAACAGAACGGGTATAGAGATAGCACGTCAGGTGCACCAGTACCCAATGCTGATTTAATTAGGCAGGCGGTCTTGCTTGCTCAAAGTTATAAGTTACAATTTACTCGGGTCGATTCACATACTGGTAAGACTGATAACCTAAGTATTGGTAACCAAATAGCAGATAGTCTAGCCGTTGAAGGTGCTCTTCAAAGTATGAAAGTTGTTTGTTAGATATCCAATAGAGTGTCAATCCATGTTTTCGTTTCCGGGTAACGTGAATCATTTGTAATATATCTTTTAAGTCGTTTCCAAAATGAAGGCTCAGGTTTTTGACGTTTAAGCTTTTCAGTATTTACTGCCTCTAGCAACCTACTAATTCTTACTTTTCTCGCACCTTGAACACTAGTACCTTCAAAATTAGCTTCCAGACATCTCTTAAAATCACTATCTACACTCATTAATCGTTGCCATGACATTGTTTTAAGATCGCGCCTAAGTTGCTCTTCAGAAACCTCTGGTTCACTTTCCCTCCTCCCGTTAACTATATAATCTACAATTGTATATGCGGTCAACCCACTCCAAGATGACCCCACCTGCCTTTCTGTTGGAGATGGTGGCGGTGAAGGATATATTTTGTTAATATGACGAAGAGGTGACTTAACAATAAGAGACCGTGATGCTTTCCTCTTGTAAGAAGGAGATCGTGACCTCTTCCTCCTAGAAGGAGATCGTGATATCTTTTTCTTAACAAGAGGAGACCGTGACACCTTTTTCTTGTAAGAAGGTGAGCCTGATCTGCTCCTCCCGCTAGAAAGATACCGTGATTTCTTTCTTCCTCTAGGAGGAGACCGTAACTTAAGGCGAATAGTTGTATCTCTTGTCAGGTTCAGGTTTTCAATAATACGGCTTCTACGATCATTATTGTTATCTGGGTTTAGTTTCAGTTTCGGTTCAGGAGTCTTTTTTGAATATTCCTCTTTGATCGTACTTTCTTGTATATGTTTTTCCAATTCTAGGCAAATAGACCCTCTCAATTCACTATCAAATTGATTTAAATAAGTATTGATTTTTTCGCCTTTGATTTTATTTTGAATTTGTTTTATATCGTTTTGATCTATGTAGAGATAACCGCTTGTATACTTGCAACCGTTTCTGATATGTTGATGAGCATCCTTTGAATAATATCCACAACCAGTCCCACAAAAGTCCTTATCACATTTCTGACATTTGACAGACAAACACCCATCAAACTTATGAAAAGCTGTCTCGCAATTAGGACACTTGAGAGTTAAAATGTTTTCAATAATGTGTCTGACATGCCCAGCAGTCACAGTCTGGGTGTCAGTCACAGTCTCTTGTTGGGCATTTTTGAGTCTCTGTTCGAACTCATCTGAAAAATCCTTTTGAATCCTCTGTTCCAGAAACTTTTCAATCGACTTTTGGTAAATGTCATATACCTCTGGTGATACTTTTTTCGCCAAATATTGGTCACTAAAAATATAATCACATAAAGAACACTTGACTCGCCCCCCTTGTTTCATCCATTCTGAAATATTAGGAGTTTCGCACTGTGATTTGATCATGCCTTCGAAACATGTTTCACAATAAACGTGTTCTTTATTTGTACACTCAAAAACAGTCTTACCGGATGCCGAAATAGAAGTGTCCCCACAAATAACACAGGGCAGCAGATTCGTTGAGAGCACTTCCCCTGAGGTTGTATTGACTACCGTTTGCATTATGTAGTATTAATCTGTTAATTAATACAAATTTATATCATTTTTTTGTTAAATAGTGGGCTTCCATTAATTTCTGCCAACTTGTCGAATTTTGAAAAATAATAATAATAGTTCTGTAGTGACTGGGCCTGCCAAAGTAGTTTAGAAAAAGATTAGATGTGAGTGAAGATGTTAAACTTGCGACAAAATCGCTGATATCGTTTCGATGACCAAAAATAATGCCATGTCAGGACTTATTTTAGGTATAATATGTGAAATCTCAGGAACACGCTGCTCCTTCCACATCGCCACGAGGTAGTACATCACTGACTTTGACTCTGTCATCATTGATAAAGAATGTGGTCGGAATTTGACCAAAATAGTGTTTGGCATTATTAAGGGCACTCTTGGCTTTCATTACCTCAATGTATTCCTCAGTAAAGAGGAGTTTGTTACCTTCCGCTTCTCGTTCCTTAGAGATATAAACGGCTTGAGCTTTGGCTGTTTCGCCCTCTAACAGAATACGGTTTTGGATACTAGCTTCATATTCTTCCGCAATCTTTCTCTCGGTCTTGATCCTATTTTCTTTTTCAGCAACCACTCGTTTTCGTTCAGCTTCAGCTTCAACAATCAGCAGTTGATTTTGGTGCTCCTGTTCCAACTTTTTATTGGTCTCCTCAGCCACCTTTTTAGCAGTCTTTTCATTGGCAATGCGATCATAATTCTCCTGAAGTAATTGTGGAAGGATTGGTTTGCTAATTCGAACAAACTGAACTACTACACCTGACTCCGATTCATTTTCGTTCTCCTCTATCAAATATTGGAGAAGCATATCATCAAGAGTGTGAAACTTATCAATATAAATCTCCTGAGATGTCAAACTTGAACAAATAACATTAATCTGAGCACGGACCTTATCTTTCACTAAATAATTGTCATAAAGTTCACCAAATCTTCTGACTGTTCTATAGACATACTCCCGTTTCAAATAATTACCAATTTCTATTTGAGGAAAGATCAGAAGAGTTCCATCACCAGCTCCACACTTGACATCGGTAATTACATCTGTTTGCGGTGTGACTTGAACATCACTAACAGATGTAATGGGTTGGGGTAGACGAAAAGTCATACCCGGATCAGTAACTTTTTCATTTAGTTTACCAAACGTATAGGAAACTCCGGCGTGTCCTTCTGCAACTTGATGAAAGAAAAAGGCATTAGCCACTGCGAGATGACAGAGGATCAAGAACATTGTTTTGGGATACTTAACCACATAAAATTAGAAATTTTGGTCAATTTTTTCGCAATAAATAATTCAGTTATCTTAGTCTTTTTGGGGACCAGTCTGTTCTAGTTGTCGAATATAAACTCTAGTTGGACTTCCAGGAGTAATTGATCGCTTACGTTTGCACATTTCGTCTAATTCACTTTTGGACAGTTCCCCCACTGATTTCACACTGGTCCCTTTTAGTTTATATAGTGGACGACAATAGGGATAATCTTCTTTCTCAAGACGCGCTTTATGCCGACCACATGGCAAATACTCACCATCTACATCCTTTTCGCAAACATTGGCCCACTGTTCACGATACCAACGACTAAGATCAGAGTTGCCCTTCTTTATCATATTATCATAAAAATTTGCTTTCTGTCCTCGGAAATCTGGTTTACGACCACTACAAACTTGAACTGCATAACCATTCGCATAGGCACTGGGATAGACCTTAAATTTTTTCTTAGCGGTACAATATCCTTCCGGACAAAGTTTCAAGTCCCCTTTATTATAACGATCGCGACTACTGGATAAACAGCTTTCGTAAGACATTATATTAATATAATCAATTTACATTAACAAAAAATATCCATTTTACATATATTCTCATACCTATATATTAGTCCTGGATTACACTTTTGCAGAAAGTTTTAAAGAGCAGTCAAGAATCGCAAAAATCAACGTTCTTTTACTTTTTATCTTGTCTGAGGCAGTTTTCATATCAAATAACCTGAACCCTAGATCTAATTGATCCAGGATATGTCTTTTGATATCAATACTATTACCTAAAGCGTTTTTTAGATGATCTCTAATCAAGCTCACAGGGTAGACATGACGATATTATATCCTAGCCTATGTTGGAAAACACCAGAAAAGTTAGAAATTATTAATTCGGACGATAACGAAATTTTTGAGCACTTGATAGCCACCATGCTTTATGATATTGTTATGTAATTGTTAAAAAAATGACCAAAAATTCTATATTTAACACTTCTACAAAATGCAAATCACACCTACTGCCCAAGTTAGCTGGCCAGTCGCCACTAAAAAACCAGAAAGATTAACAGTTCATGAAGACACCCGAGTTGATGACTATTATTGGCTTAATCAACGGGAAAACCCTGAAATTGTTGACTATCTCAAAGCCGATAACGAATATTACGAAAAGAGCACTCAACACTTAGATGAAGTCCGGGAGAACCTTTACCAAGAAATCGTTAATCGAATTCCAGGTAATGATTCTAGCGTCCCCCACCTCTCTAACGGTTGTTGGTATCAAACGGTTTACACTAGTGGACTTGAATATGAAGTTTATACTCGGCGATGTGCCACTCTCAAAAGTGTTATCGAAGGATGCACGCTAAACGAAACTATACTAGATGTTAATGAATTGGCGAAAGAGAAAGATTATTGTGCAGTGGGTTGCGTGTCCGTTAGTCCAAGCAATAAGCTTTTGGCCTACAGTGTCGATTTTGTTGGCCGGCGAATCTATACAATCTATTTCAAGGATCTAACAACAGGTGTAACCTTGCCCTATACTCTCGAAAATTGTTGCGGGAGTTTTGTTTGGGCCAATGATAGCCGAACCCTATTTTATGCGACTAGAAATACTGAAACTCTCAGAAGTGATCGGGTCTTTCGTTATAGACTGCCAGAAAAACAAGAAAAACAAGAACAATCGGTCGAAATTTATTATGAATTGGATGAGACTTATTCGGTCCAGCTTAGTAAAACTAAATCACGAAAATATATTTTAATCCATAGTATCCATACAGAATCAACAGAAGTGCGCTATCTAGATGCCAATAATTCATTTGACGATGACGATTCGTTGATGAACAATGATCCAGTTGTTTTTCACTCTAGAGAAAAGAAATTGCGTTATTATTTAGATCATTTGGGAGACCATTGGTATATTCGCACCGATAAAGATCATCCTAATCGTTCAATTATGAAAACAAAATTAGATCAAACTGGCAAAGAGTGTTGGGAAACAGTAATTCCTGGACGAGATCAGGTTTTCATCGAGGACATAGAACTTTTCCAGGATTACTTAGTCTTATTGGAACAGTCTAATGCTACTCCTCACCTTAGAGTGATCTCTTTATCTCCATCTTTAGATGGAGAGTCAAAACCGGATTACTATATCCCCTTTACCGAAGATGCAAGGTGCCTCGAGTTTGGAGATAATAAAGAATTAAATATTAGTAAACTTCGTTTTACTTATGAAAGTCTCAAGACGCCGGAATCTACATACGATTTTGATATGGCAACAAGAACAATGACTCATCTCAAAACCAAGGAAGTAGTCGGGGGACACAATCCGGATGATTACATTACACAACGTGTTTTCTTTTCAGCTCGCGATTCCGCCACTCTAGTACCAATTAGTCTGGTCTATCATAAAACAACTCCTATTAATGGAACCGCTCCTCTTCTTCTTTATGGTTATGGATCATATGGATATTCTATGTCACCGCATTTTGATATAACCAGGCTAAGTCTTCTTCAACGTGGATTTATTTACGCTATTGCCCATATCAGAGGAGGTCGTGAATTAGGAGAAAAATGGTATGAAAACGGTAAAATGTTGAATAAGTTGAACACTTTTACCGATTTCATTGATGCTGGACAATGGTTAGTTAATAATGGTTATACCAACTCAGACCGTCTATTTGCATATGGTGGTTCCGCCGGTGGTCTTCTTATGGGAGCTGTTTTAAATATGGCACCCAATCTCTGGCGTGGCGTAGTGGCTGCCGTTCCTTTTGTTGATGTAGTGACAACCATGTTAGATGATAGTATCCCATTAACCACTTTCGAGTATAAAGAGTGGGGAAATCCTAATGAATCAAAATATTATCATTATATGAAGAGCTATTCACCCTATGATAATGTAGAAAAGCAAGAATATCCAGCTATCTTTATTTTAACAGGCTTTCATGATAGTCAGGTACAATATTGGGAACCAGCTAAATGGGTGGCTAAGTTAAGAGCACTCAAGACTGATGATAATCCCCTATATTTCTATACTGATATGGAGGCAGGTCACAGTGGGGCATCTGGTCGGTTCACTAGACATAAAGAGACAGCGAAAATTTACACGTTTTTCTTGGATCTGGCAAAGAAAATTTGAAAGATTCGGTAGAT